TGGGAGTGTAATATGGCTACATCAAATGTAAAAGTAAGAGACATAAACTTAAACTTAAATAGAAGTGAGTTAGTAACATTAATTGACTCTCTAGGTAATAGTATAGAAGATATGGAGACAGGCAATGATGATTTATCTTTGCGAACTATAGATGTAGGTAGAGTAAATTTCTACAAAGTAGATAAAGGTTTATGTGAACATCAAAGAAAATGGTACATACGATATAGTAGAATGTATCAACAACTAACAAGATTACATACTAAAATACTTAAAATAGAGGGAAAAATAAAATGATATGTGCAAGTTTATTTAATGGGTGTGGTGTTGGTGCATTGGCTATGCTACGTGCTAACATACCTATCACTAAGTTTTACTATTCAGAGATAGATAAGTATGCCAACATAGTTATGAAGGAGAACTTCCCTAGTGCCATACCTATTGGAGATGTTACCAAAGTTAATGCAGATAGTTTCAATGGCGATAACGTAGATATTCTAATGGGTGGTTCGCCTTGTCAAGGTTTCTCATTTGCAGGAAATCAGCTTAACTTTGATGACCCACGTAGTAAGTTATTCTTTGACTTTATACGTATACGAGATGAGTGTATGCCTAACTATGTGTTATTAGAGAATGTTCGTATGTCTAAGAAGTCACAAGATATTATATCTAAGTATATGGGTTTTGAGCCACAAGCATTAAACTCAAGCAAAGTATCAGCACAAAACAGATACAGACTATATTGGTTTGGCAGAAAGATACTAGACCCATTGTGTAGTGGTAAGTATGAGCAGATACCTATACCACCTATGATTGACAAGGGTATCACTATGCAAGACATACTAGAAGATGGCTATGCTACAGATGAGATGACTAGCAATGGCAAGTCACATTGTCTTACTGCTAGATATAATGGTGCAGTATGGTGGAATAGTATTGAACGTAAGCAACGTACTATGGTACTCAAGGATAATCCTACCATGTCTAAAGATGGATTGATTAGAGTTGGTACTGCTGACCTCAAAGGGCATGATTCAATCAAGCGAGTGTATGCACAAGAAGGTAAAGCACCTACTCTTACCACCATGCAAGGTGGACACAGAGAACCAAAGGTTGCAGTAGGTAGGATTGTGAATCGTAGATTAGACGAGCATGGCACTAGGAAAGATGACCAACTAGACCTACCATTCACTAGACAACTAGAGATACGAGCAGATGATAAGTCTAACTGTCTTACTACTGTGCAGAAAGATAACGTGTTAGTATCAAAAGATATGTGGCGAAAGCTGACACCCCTAGAGTGTGAGAGATTGCAGACATTACCTGACAACTATACGAGTGCTGTATCTAATAGTCAGCGATACAAGATGATTGGTAATGGGTGGACAGTTGATGTGATTGCACATACTCAAGGGCATACAGTTAGGCGAGTGGCATGAAATGTATAACAACAATAAGGAGATGGTATAATGAATCTAATAGAGTTAGATAAACAAATAGATGAGAAAGGCATATGGGTAGCCATACAAAATGGTATTAGAGATGCCTACTTATATGGTAAAAGAGATGATGAACAGTCACATCATTACTATAATTTAGCCTATGAACACATGACAAGATTAAAAAATGTAAAGGAGTTATCAAATGACTAAAAAAGTAAAAGAAATAAATAAGATTATAAATCTTACCCAACAAGATGCTAGACAAATTCTAAAAATGTTAGAAGACTTACGTAGTATCAACGCAACGACAGATGATAAGTGTCCAATAGATTATGATATGATATGTAAACTAGATGGCATGGAACAGATACTTGCTAGAATTGTTGGTGCTAAAGTTGAGTGTGAACATGGTCACTACAGTAGATGGAGTGGCTCATATGAATATGAAAAATAGGAGAATGTATAATGTTTCATAGAATAGTAGACTTTTTTAATCTTAATTATGGAGAAGGTACAAAGTTTGACCTTGACTATGGTAAGTTGTTAATCATAGGACTATGTGTTTACATAGCGATCAAGGTATCTTGATGAGTAAAAAATATCACGATTGGGTCTACATGGCAGATGACTCAATGAACAAAGTATTAAAAACAGTGGTAGTAGCACTTCATGTCTATGGACTTTGGGTGTTTCTACAAGCATTATGGGAGAAGTATATATGACTAAAATAGTACACGATACATGGCAATCAATTATGAATCATCAACGTAATCCATTACGACACATACCTGACTTGAACACTAGACACATGGTCATGCAAGTCTTAGCATGGATGTGGTGCATAGTATTCTCTATGTACTTTGGTAGTATGTGGGTGTTTGGTATAACTGCAGTTGCTCACGTGTTTCTAATAAGTGCTATCGTTTTAACTGTAGCTACATTTGAAACTGCAAAGAGAAAACCTACATTCTTTTTGAAGAAAGGTTATCACACACCAAGCAGAAGTAGGTATATGTATCACAATGGCAAGAGAATTAAGTATGACGATAACGACAAAGGGGGAGAACATGAATAGATTTATTATAGAAGATACACCAATTAAAATTGCATCATCTCTATGTGACCAACACGTAGTTAAGATGCCACTAGAAGAAGCACAGATGTTGTGTACTGCACTATGGCATCATGCACCTGACTATGCAGAGGAGCATGGGTTATACAAACCTGTGCATCAGAAGCACCCTTGCACACTATGGGCAATGGAGACTATTGAAAACTATAGATTTGCATATGACTTGTATTGTTGTATGTTATGTGAGTACCACGAAAGGTATGGCAAATGGCATGGTGCAGGTAAGCATAGCATTGCCTTGTACAAAGGCATAGACTGTATACCAAGTGGTCCTTTAACACCACACCCACAATGTTTTAGTGGGCATGATAACTTAAAGACTGATGAGTTTATGCCAATAGAAGCCTATCGTAATTTTTATATTGTTGACAAATCTAGATTTGCTAGATACAACTATAGCCAAAGACCCAAATGGTTTAAGGAGACAGCATGAAATTAAAAAATTTAATTATGGAATACTATGGTTCATACGAGTTTAAGCACATAAAAGAGGAAACAAGAAAGCAATATGTGTATTTTTCTCGTATAATCATGGACAGTTCACTAGACTCAACTAAACTTGGTAATTATCAGTTGCAAAACATCAGTACAAAGATGTGTAAAGTGGTTTACAGAGATTGGTGCGACAGAGGAGTGTCACTTGCAAACCATGTTTTATCTGTTGCCAAGATAATTTTTAATTATGCTATTGACATGGAACATATAGAAAGTAATCCATTTCGTAGTGTAAAAAGACAAGTGACAAAGCAAAGAAAAGTAGTTTGGTCTAAGGATGATATAAAAAAGTTCTTAGATTGTGCATATTCTAAGTTTGAAACACGTAATGTTGGTCTGATAGCACAGATGGCATACGAATGGTGTCAAAGATTAGGTGATATGAGGTTACTAAAGTGGGAAAACTTAGATTTAGATAAAAAAATTATGCATATTGAACAATCAAAGAGGAGAGCAGAGGTATTTTTGCCAATATCAGAAGATCTGACAGAGATGTTACTGCAGCAGAGAGAGGATTTTGGGTTTCAACAGTATGTAGCACCCCGTACAAAGCCATATAAGGGGGTCTACGAGCCTTATTCACTATATAAGCTACCTCTACTAGCTAGAAAGGTTATGACCCTCTCAGGACTCTCTAAAGAGCTACGATTGAGTGATCTTAGAAGAACAGGTACAACAGAAATGGTTGATGCAGGAGTGTCTATGGCAAATATTATGTCCGTAACAGGTCATGCCAACCCTCAAAGTGTTAAACCATACATGAAGCATACCCTTACGAGTGCTAGTGTTGCACTCAATATGCGTAGAAATTTGACAAGTAAATAAAAGTATGATATAAGGATACTGTCCATGCCCAATGATATATATACATATATAAAACAATTAAACATACCTATTGATGATACATTAAGAATGGATTGTCCTATATGTAATGGATATAATACATTTACTGTTACAAATTCTATGGGTTTATTATTATATAATTGTTATAAAGCATCTTGTAATGTATCTGGTAAAAGTAAAATTAGAATAACTATGGAAGATATACAAAAGAAAATGCACAAAGATCAGGCAGATAAATCCATTCCCAACTTGGGAACAGAATTACCTGAGTATATTGTGAGTCATACAGATAGAACTGAAGTAAAACAGTTTGCAGAAAAGTATGATATTAATTTAGATAAATTAGATTTACAGTATGATGTAAAAGAACATAGAGTAGTTTTCCCCATCCGTGATAATGGAGCGATAGTGGATGGTGTGGGAAGATCACTCGGTAAAAGATTACCTAAATGGAAAAGATATGGTAATACAGGATTGCCCTTTACGTTTGGTTGTGGTAAAGTGGCAGTTGTGGTTGAGGATTGCATAAGTGCGTCTGTTATAGGTGGTGATGTCTACGTAGGGGTAGCAGTGTTGGGTACATCACTATCTGATCTCCATAAAAAATACTTATCGCAATTCTCAACTGCTATAATCGCACTAGACCCTGATGCTATCCCTAAGACAATATCGTTTGCCAAAGAGTTGCGGCAATATGTAAAAGACATAAAGGTATTAAAATTAAAAGATGACTTAAAATATTTAAACACGGAAGATATTATGAATTTATATTCCCTAACCCCTAAGGAGAAATTAGTATGGAAATAGCATTAGTTAGAAGTTTAATGGAGAAAAGTTTCTATGATGAGCATAGAGGTGCTAAGTGTCCTGACAGACTATTTAGCAAAGACGTAGGCAAAGTAAAGACAGCTATAGATTCTGCTATGGATAAATATAGTAGAAGTGTAACACCTGATGAGATAGAAGCATTGTTCATGGTTAACAATCCTAATCTTACAACTGCACAAAAACAAGCATACTCTTCATTGTTTACAGATATCAAAAAAGAAAAACCTTTGGGTAAAGACATAGCACAAGAGGTTCTGTCAAAGTTATTCCAAAGAGTTGTAGGAGAAGATGTGGCTAATCTAGGATTTGATTATGTCAATGGTACACAGTCTAGTTTAGAACCACTACGTATTTTACTAGAGCAACACAATGATGATTTTACACCTGACTTAAATGTGGAGTGGGATGATATGGACATAGAGACTTTATTACAGAAGAATGACCTTGAAGCTAGATGGCATTTTAATTTACCATCTCTTACTAGACATATTAGTGGTATTAATGCAGGACATTTGATAGAGGTGGGTGCTAGACCTAATACAGGTAAGACTTCTTTCCATGCTAGTATTATTGCATCTCCTGATGGTTTTGCAAGACAAGGTGCTAGTTGTATTGTTTTATGTAATGAAGAGGGTAGTCACAGAGTCGGTGCAAGGTATCTTACTGCATCCACAGGTATGACTATGCAAGAGATTAAGAGAGAACCAACTAAAGCTCGTGATCTTTCT